GTGGCGCTCATGCGACTTGTGCCCGGTTTACGCCGAGCAGTTTGTTTATCTGCCCGTGCGAGCCGAACGGAACCGCGCCGCCCATCTGGTCGAATGACGCGAAGGAATCAACCGAACCGCGCTCACGGTAAAGCGTTGCCCCGTACATGATCGTGCCCAGTAGAACGTCGGGCCCGGGGACCGTGGTGAGACTGTCGAAGTAGCCCGATTCCCTGCGCCGGCGGTAGGCGAAAGCGTTAGCCGCGTTTGTCGCCGTGGTCACAAAGGCTTCGTCATTCGGCGTGGCAGGGTCAATGCCTAGCCAGTCGAGGACGTCTTGGTCACTTGCCCAGGTGCATACGGGCTCCCATTCCAACGTGCCCTGGGGAATAACGGCATCCCGGGCCACGTCGTCATCCTCAGAGAAATACAGCAGCTGATTAGGAAGAATAATCTCAGGGTCGAAAAGCCAGTCGCCTTCTGTGTTCACACCCAGATAAAGATAGGTCGGGACGGCCTGCACGACGAACGTGCCATTAAAGCCGGACACGTTCGTCACCACGACCACCTGCCCCGTGCCAATCTCAGTCACTTCAAGCGTCTGAATGACGGCATAGTCATCTATGCGCTGCGCGTGAGTGATTGAGTATTCAGACATGGGGCAGGTGGCCTAGAACGGTCTAGAACGTCGCCTTAATAAACTTATCAGCGTCGATCATGACGGCCGACAGGTAACCCCTGAAGGCAATGGTGCGCGAGAGCGTGGAAGGCACGTCCACTGCAATTGCGCCCTTCTGCTGCTCGTAGACCTCAAAGCCCTCAGCGTTACCCACGATGACGGTGTCAGTGGCGAAGTTGCGGTCGACCACAACCCGAAGGCCAAAGGCCATGCCCATTGCCTCAGTCACCGTGAGGTCGCCGTATGCGTTCATCGGCCCAAGCGACGGGAACAACGGACGCCCGGCAGTGTCCACAAGCCCGAGCAGGTATCCCCACATATTCGGAGAGACGAAAAGGTGCGTAGGCAGGTTGCCGTTGCTGTTGGTCAGAATGTCCTGGGCGGCAGTGGACACGAAGTCGGCCCACTGTGCCGGGTTGGTGGCGTCGTTACCGAATGCCACCGTCTCCGTTGCGCCAGTCTTAAGCGTGTCGGCCGCGTAGTTGTCGGTGGTGTTCGCGTAAATGCGCGCCATATCGTCGAGAACGACGCCGATAACCTCGGGCTGAGTCCAGTCGATGACCTGCTCTGAAAGGGTGACGTAGCCCGCAAACGACAGTTTCTGAACCGTGATGTCGTCAACGACCAGCGTTCCATCCTCGATGGTGCTGTTTTGCGTTGCCTGCTCCGCGATGCTGGTGTGGGTCGTCACCTTCGGGCGGATGAACGTCGAACCGCCACCCGGCAGGGCGCGGGCACCGATAGCGTCAATGACGGGACGGTTGCCGCGGAAGTTGTTGTAAACCGGCTGCACGATTGGCAGCGGCAGGATGCCCGGGGTGTCGGTGGTGATGACGTCGGGAGCTGCGGCCTGAATACCCGCCTGCATTGTCTGAAACTTTGCGGGGTCGCTGAGCATTGCCGAAATGTATTCGGCCGGCGAAGGCATGATGAAGGGGCGCTTAGCCTCTGCGTAGATGATGGGATTCGTCGGGATGGTGGCCTCTGCCGCAATGGGCTCGGCCGGTGCGGCGTCGGACATTTCCTGCTCCTCTGTATCTGGGTCTGGGTCAGGGTCGGCCGCGGTTGCGGCCACCTGGGTGATTACTGCATCCTCGTACGCGCCGAATGCGACCAGAGACAATTCTCTGAGTGTCGCTTTCGTCACGGTCATAACCCCGTCGGGGTCGGTGGTGAAGGTGATGGGCTCAGCGCCGACGCTCACGGAATCGTAGGCACCGGACTGAAGTAGGGCCACGGCGTCACGGCTCGCGCGCGTGTCGGCCAGCGTTGCCTCAAACTCAAGCCCCTGCGGCGAATCGGTGAGGGTACTCACGACGCCACGAAGCTGAGTCATATCGTGGTTCTCGATGAGCTTCGCGGCCTTCTGGGTTACGTCGAACGCGCCCCTGGCGAATTGCACTGAGGTCCCGTCAGAGACGGTGGCGACTACATCCCACGGCACGGCTAGCCCGCTGATGCGGGCGGGCTGCGTAGCGTCCCCGGCCTGCGCGGTGATTAGCGTGGCGTCTGCATCAAAGCGAATCACAGTTCGACCTCTTCGTTTTCCATGATTGAACCATCCGGCATGACATGGCTATCCATGTCGCCAATGTATGTCTCAGTGTCGAATTCGACGTGACGGCCACGCGGCAGAACGTCGTCCATCGACAGACGTTCCGCGATGGCGTGGAGTAGGGGCCGCGCGCCGAATTCGATGAGGTCCTGCCGCGATTGCTGCGCGTTGGCATACGTCATGCCGGACTGATCGACCGCCAAGAGATAGGCGGGGATATCCATCAGGCGCGAAATGTCTTTCGCGGAATACTCACGGCCCTCTACCAGCTGCAATTTCGACGGGTCGGAATCAAACTCGGTAAAGGTGATTCCCTCAGACAGTGCGCCGATGGCATTCTCACGGCGGGACGATGACCACGACGCGGCGAGCTCGCCCAGTTCCTCCGACGACATAGGCTCCCCGCCGGTCTGCTGCAAGTAGCCCGCTGCGATCTCATTGGAGGCGAACCGCTCAGCCGCCTGGTCAAGTCGGATGGCACACTGCACGGCCCGCCGGCCGGTGTAAACAATGCCCTGCGACCCCGACAGGAAACACACCACGTCCTTGATGTTCAGATCGACGCCGTTGAACGACACGACGCCCGGGGACCCGAACCACTGCGGGCCGACGTTGTTAGGTGTCTCAATGTTTGCGGCCGGGAGCCATTGAAAGGTTGCCGGAAAGCCGTTCGCATAGCGCGAAGTAACAACCCAAAACGCGCGGCCTTGCATGATCAAATCTCTGCAAGTCACCGAGAGGGTGAAGTTACGGGCCTCAGTCGGGTTTGGCCTGGTCATCCATGATTCGCCCTCGATGTACAGTTTCTCGTAACGCTGTCCGGTCCATTGCAGTGTGTAACTGCGTAGGTCGAGCGTACTCACGACAGTGGAGAGCAGGCTAATAGCCCGGGTGACTGACGGCACCGACATAGCGGCGGCCTCAGCTGCGCCCACCTGAAAGCCTATGAAGTTCTGCGACCGCTGCGGCGCGCCCGCGGCGGCGGCAATGGGAGCGGTGCCCATCGCAGGTATGGCCTTCACCTTCGGGCGGAATAGGTCCATACCATAAGCATCCCTTATACGTCGGCGAAATACAAGGGTACGCGGCAGGGAGCCAAGGGAATGAAACCCCCTGCCGCGCGCTTATACGTTAGCGGCCGGCGAATGCTATCTGTGGTTTCTTGCGCGTCACGGGCTTAGCGATGATTGACGCGGCCCACACCATGCAACGCGCCATAGTTATAGGACCTGGCGAACGTTGACTGACAATGGCGTAGCCGTTACGGGTTTCGACACCTACGGCACGGCCTACATGCTCGCGCAGCATTTCCTCCCCAGTGTGTACCAGTCGGCCCTCGTTAATAAGGCTTCGCACGGTGGAAGTGTGTGTCTGGATCTCGCCATACCCCACTTGCACTTTCTTACGCGCGAGCGAGACCGGGGCAATGTCGAACATATTGGGCGGCATGGCAACGCTTACACACCCGGCGGCCTCATGCTCAACCTGTTCCCAGCACGACGCGAGAGAGTCGGCGACGAATGCAACCGTGACGCCGATGCGCCCATCCTCGAGCTCCACCGCACGGACGCCGGAATACAAGGCCTCGTCGATTGACGAATCTATGGCGAGTACGCCGCCGGCCGGAACGTCGGGGACCTCTAGCGCGTCGAACACACCGGGCGCGAGCCAGCTGTTTACGGTGGTCACCCATACGTTAAGGCTCGCGCGCAGGAATGCGCCCTTGTCAATCTGCTCAGATTCGTCGGCTAGCACGGCCGGGTCCAGCGTGTAACCAATCGCCGGGTTCGCCATAGGCCATAGGTCGGGGCGCGCCATGTAGTCGACGCCTGGTGGACACGACCACTCGGCCATAAATAGTTTGGTCTGCTTGCCCTCGTCGATGGCGCGTATGCCTTCCTCCCGCATCTGGGTCATGGCGTCACTTTCCTCAGTGCCCGCCGTCGACCAGCAGGACAGGAGCGGCGACCGCATGACGCGCTGCGATGGGATGGCCCCGTTTAGTAGAACCTCCCGGCTGATGTTCCATATCTCATCGGCGAATATGTAGTGAGGACTGAAGCCGTGGAAGTTCGCCGGCGTCGCGGCCTGCACAAGCCATCGGCTCCCACCGGGCATGATGATCTCGCTGCGGCCGTAGGAATGCTTTGCCTTCGCGCCCCATTCCTTGACGATGATGGGGGCCAAGCCCTCAAAGATCTCAGTGGCGAGATCCAGTTTGTGCGCGGTGCTGATAACCAACACCGGCTCACCGCGGCGCACGGGCTCATTGACTAAAGCGAAAAGCACCATGGCCCTAAGGGCGCTGGTCTTTCCATTTTGCCTTGCGACGGACGTGAGAGAGCGGCGGTAGATTAGGTCGCCCTGGTCG